GCTGCGCTGGTGCAGGGGGGCGGCGGCGGCGGCAAGGGCGGCCGCGCCGCCTTCCAGCCAGCCGCCCACCGTGCCGCTCTCTGCACCGTTGCGCAGCGCGGCCAAACCGCCGGAGAGTTCGCGCGCCGCCTGCCCGCCGTAGGCCAGCATCTCGGCCGCGCCGGACAGGTTGCCGATGTATTTGCCGACTTCAGGCAGCCTGTTCAATTTACCCAGTGCCGTGCCGCCGAGATTGACTGCATCGCCCACCACGCCGAGCAAAGCGAGCGGGTCGTGTTTCAGCTCGCGGGCATGGGTAATCAGGGTTTGCAGCTGGCCGACTTCCTGCTCGACGCTGCGGTAAATCCGCACGCCGGTCTGCACCGCATCGGCCACTTTGGACAAAGGAGCACGCACCGACTCGGGCAACATGGCAAGCAGCGGGTTTTGGCCGTTGGCCACGCCCGGGGTCGGCAGCGGGTTGTTCGGGTCGCCGACAAACTCGGTCAGGCTCACATCCAGCTCGCGCGCGGCGGTGCGGCCGCGGCCGTCTTGCAGCAGGGTGCGGGCGGTCAGCGACTCAATCACAAACCAGCCGACAAACCTGCCGCTCCCGAAAACCAGCGACACCGCCTGCTGCGCCTCCTTGGCCGCAATCAAGCCATTGTAGGCCGCGTCCACATCGCCCAGCTTCCAATGCAGCTTGATCCCGAAGCGTATCTGCGTCAGCTCGTTGCCCATCGCCTGCAGGCGCGGCCGCCCGGCCAGCACCTCATGCTTGGCGTAGCTGGCGCTGTGGGTCTCTTCAAGGTCGGTAAAGCTGCCCAACAGCTCGAAGCGTACCTCGCCCAACATGGCAAACATCAGTAAGCCCTCCTAGCTTTATCGGCCATCAGCCGTTCAAACAATTGCTCAAACTCACGCAAGCCCATCTGCAAGGCTGCCTGAATCTGCCCCGCATCCCCGCCCGGCGCGTTGATGGTCGGGCTGAAATGCACCGTGATGCCGCCTGCCGCGCCCGCCCCCTGCCGCGCGGCGGCAAGTTCGGCGCTGTTGGCGGCCATTGAAGCGGCCAACGAGGAAGTGTTGTCGCTGAAACGCTGTTGCAAACCGCGCGAAACCGAGCCGATAGCGGCCAACGGGCGCGGGGCGGCTTGGTTGATACCGATTTGCAGGCCTTCCATCATCCAGCCGCCAAAACGGCGGAACACGCGGCTTGGCGATCTGATCTGGTTACTTTGGGCAAAGGCATTTTTAAACCACGCCGCCTTCTCGGCAAACCATGCCTTAACCGCTTCGAATTTGGCGATCAAACCGTTCCACAGCCCTTGGATGATGTTGCTGCCGAACTCCGTGAACTTGGCCGGCAGTTCGATACCGAACCATGACAATACGGCAGCAAAGGCCGAATAGAACGCGCCAATGGGCGACCAGTTGAGAATCAGGCCGAGGATGCCGAGCAGGCCGCCGTCAAAGGCGGTTTTGATTTCCGTCCAAGCCGAGCCGACCAGCGAGGAAATGCCGTCGAAAATCATGCGCCAGCCGTCCAAAATCATGGCACCGGTTTGCACCACCGAACTCAGGATGCCGCCGATAACCAAACCGAAGGTCTCACCGAAACTGCGGGCGCTGCCTTCGGCCACCTGATTGACGCTGAACAGCTCGCCAAACCAATCGATAATCGGCTGCACGAACGGCCGCACTGCTGCCCAAATACCGCTGAACGCCTCGCCAAGTGCGATTAAGGTCGGTTTGACCGGCTCCAGCCCTTTCATGATGCCGTCAATCACGCCGGCAAAAAACGCCTTGATCGGATTCCAGTATTTGTAAATCAGCACGGCCGCCAGGGCGATGGCCATAATCGCCCAACCGACCGGTGTGGTCAGCAGCGAACGGGCAAGGAACATAAAGCCCTGCCGCACCAAGCCCAATGCCACATTCAGTTTGCCGAATACGCCGGCACCTTGGCCGATACGGCCGAATACCGAGGCAAACGGCGCGGCCACCCGTCCGAGGCCGCCGGCGATACGGGTCGCCCATTGGGCGGACATGCCGAAGGTGCGCAGCAGGCTCACACCGCGCGATACCCCGCTCATGCGGAACAATCGCCACATGTTCCGCATGGAGCGGATCTTTTGAAACCCCGTCCACATTGAGCGGAAAGGCATGGCAACCAAGGAACCGGCATAAGCAAGTCCGAGGAAGACCAGTTTGAGCCCAATCAAGCCTACCGCCAAACCGGCAACCACTTTAATGGCTTCTTTATGCCTGCTGATAAACGGCATAGCATACTGCTCAATCACGTTTTGGCCGAAGGCGGCAAACCGTTTCAAATCAGGTGCGAATACTTCGCCGAACTTGGCGGCGGCGTTTTCGGCCATCCCGCCCAGCGCCTCTATTGCGCCCGACAGGGTGCCGGTTTTTACTTTGATCCGGTCTTCCAAGGATGCCTGCTGATCCATCTTGGCAATCATGGCATCGAAGCCGCCCAAACCGGCCTGGCCGAGGATGGAGGCCACGCGTCCGCCCTCTTGTCCGAACAGGGCATCGGCCACATCCATCACGCCTTTGTCGCCGAAGCGGGCGCGGACTTTGCCGAACTCAGATTCCAGCGTGCCGGTAATCTCACGCAGCGATTTCATGCTGCCGTCTTTATTGAAGAAGTCGAAATGGGCGCCGGACTTTTCCACCATGTCGCGCACTTCCGCCCGCATGCCCTTGGCGGCCATTTCCATCATGGTCGGCCCTTTGGACAACTGGCTCAGCATCATGTTGAAGTTGGTGCCGAAGCTGGAGCCCTCCAGCCCCTTATTGGCGGCCAAACCTTCCACCGCATAAATCTGTTTCTGATTCTCCAAGCCGGTCAGGCCGAGGGTATTGACCTTCGGCGCATAGTAGGACATGGCTTGATACATGTCCTCCTTACTCAGGCCGGCAGCGAAATAGGCACGTTGGGTCAGGTCGGCCGAGCGCAGCAGCTCGGATTCTTTGATGCCGTGCGCCTCCATGTTTTTGGCAAAGAAGCTGCCGTCGGCAATCGGAATGCCCATCACGGTATTCAGCCGGGCGGTAGCCAGACCGCCGCCGTTGATGATGGTTTCATCCGAAATACCCTGGCTCTTCAAGCCGAGCGCCATATTGGTAAAGTCGGTTTTATTCCCAGGCAGGGCGGCGCCCCATTCGGTGGTCAGCCGGTCGATTTCGTTGAAGCGGCCGAAGCTGCCGTCGCGGCGCATCATGGAGATTTTCAGGTTGGCCGAAGCATCCTCCTGCTCCATGAATTTACGGATAGATCCGACTACCGGCGCAGCGATAACCGCCGCATGGCCGGCTGTCTCCACCATCTCGGAGCGCAGTTGCTGGCGGTGCTGTTGCGCTGCCCGCTGGCCGGCAATCGCCTTGTTCAGGTCGTTTTGGGCACGGGTGGCGCGATGGATTTGCGTTGTCATGGCGGCAAAGGCACGGCTCTGTTCGGACAGGTTGCGCGAGGGCATCAGCCTCTGCTGCTGACGGATAGAGCGACCAAACGCATCATTGGCGTGGGTCGCTTCTTTGATGGCTGAGCCTAGAGATTTGGCGGTACGCTCGGCACGGCCGAAAACTGTGGTAAATCCGGCCTTCAATGCGGCGGCAATGGTTACACCGACTAAAAATTCCTTTGCCATACTGGTTTACCTGTGCTAATAATCAACTTATGGAACTTGACTTCAAAAACAATTTCACCCTCTCACTGGCCGCCATACTGTTTTGGCTGATGGTGTCCACCGCTTCCCTGTGGCTGTTTGCCAGCATGTGGGCGGCTGCCGGCTTCTGGACGGCGTTGTTCGGGTTTGCCGTCTTGGGGCTGATACTGGCCTGGCCTGCCGGTGTGGCCTTTACCGTCGCCAGTTTCTCCCTTGCCGTGCTTATTTCCGGCATCTGCCGGCTGTTCCGATACTCTAAACAGCCGGGCTCTACATCTTCGAATACTTCGCTTTAACCTGCCGGTTGGCCTGTTGCTGCCAAATCAAAATCTCATCCGGCGACATTTCTTCAATCATCTTGGGCGAGAAACCGAACCACCAAGCCAAATCGGCAGCGGCTTGGTGGTAGCTGTCCCAATCAATTCGCCCCAATACAAAACGTCTGCAGCTTGCTGTAATCCTCCCACGCCATATTCTCAAAATCCTCCGGCATCAGGCCGGAAGCCAGAGCCATGACATGGATCTGCTGCAAGGCCGCACTGTTCGGGTACAACTCGGCTGCCCGCTTGTAGTCTTTCACCAGCACACGGCGGGTGGTCACTTCCGTAACCGTTCCGTTCGGAGTCTCAATCGGCTGCACCAGCTTGACGGTCTGGGTAACGCCGATTTGCTGTTGTAATTTTTGTGCTTCGTTCTGAGCCATTTTTGCAATCCTTTTTCAAAATCGGCCGGGCGGCGCGGCCTGATAAAACCGCCGGTGGTAAATAAAAATCCCTACATCGGATTTGATGTAGGGATTTTGCCTTTAGGGCTGTCCACGGTCTTTTAAAACGTTTTCTAAATTAAGCCCCGATATTGCGCCGGTAGGTCTCTTCCACGTCCACGCCGTCTACGCGGTATTCGTTACGCAGGGCGTTGTAGTACAGCACTTCGCGCCCGTCCAGCACTTGGCGGATTTCGGTGGTCTGGTAGGTGCTGGAGAACTCCGCCTTTTCTTTCGGTTTGTAGCCGCCCAGCGCGTTCTTGCTGAAGGTGGCGGTTACCATCGTTACCAGCGGCACTTCCTTCACGCGGCCTGTGGTGTCGTAGGTCTCCACGTTGGCGCGCACCATCAGCTGCACCGCCTTGTAGGGGTTGGCGGCTTTGCGCGCCACTTCGGGGAAAAAGCTGTTCCAGGTAATCTCGCCCTCGAGTGCGGCCACGCCCATCGGCAGCTTGACCGTGCCTTTCAGCCCCAGTCCTTTGTACTCGTCCTGCTCAAACTCAAACTCCGGCAGTTTGAACTCGCTGGCCTTGCCCAACAGGTCGTTGCCATCGATGTAGACGTTGGCGTTGTAAATCACTTTGATATCGGACATCTTTCATTCCTTCCTTATCGTTGGCTGACCAAGTTGGCCAGATATTTGCGGGTCATCACGCTGGCATTGCTGATGCGCTCAGCTGGCAGCTTGGGCGTGTATTCGTATTTGAGCGGCACTTGGCCTTTCGAGAAGGCATCCACCAAGTCGTAGTCGTAATCCAAGTCCACGCTGTAACCGACGATGGATTGCAGGGTGCCCAGATAGGTGCGGATGGAGCCGAGCAGGCTGTCAATCAGGGCATCGTCAATCGGGCGGTCGATATACTGCAATTCGAAGCGGCGGATGGATTCGTCGATCACGTCGCCGGTGCGTTGCGCCACTTCGAAGTTTTTGATGTGGCTGACGGTCGGGAAGCAGGCCAGGCGGTTGCCCCAGAGGCGGTAGCCGGTGCCGTAGCTGTTGAACACCGTGGTAATGCCTTTTTCATTGAGGCGGTTGGTGTCGCTCTGCGGGTCGTCGGCGCGGGCGGCCAGCGGCATTTCGATACCGGTCACGCCCAACAGATCACGGTTGGACGAGCTGTACCAGTAGCCCTGTTCCACGTCGGTCTTCATCCTCAAACCGGCGGCGTGGGTGGCCAGGCTTTCCACGCCGAGCAAACCCAGCACATAGGGATAGAACAGCATCATGCGGTCGCTGGAGGTTTGGAAGTTGATGCTGCCCAATGGGCCACGGCCTTCGATGGCCTTGCTCAGGGTGGTCTGCTGCGGGGCGGCGGCGTAGCCGATGGCCTTAATCTGCTCGGCCAGCACTTCGATGGCGGCGCGGCATTTGGCGGTCTTGTCGTACTCGGGGACGATGATGATTTTGGCATCGGCGCCGAAGCGGTTGAAGCCTTCAATCACCGCCTGCAGGCCGGTGCGTTTGCCGGTGGCGGCCACATAGGCGCCGATGATCTCTTCTTCGGTTACCTTGGACGGGTCGGTGTAGGTGTAGCTGATGGTCGGCGTGGTCGGTTTGGTTTTGAACACAATCTCACCGGCCAGGGCATCGGTGACGGTGTAGTCGCTGCCCTCGTTCAGGGCGCTGGCACCGTCTTTTACCGTGTAACCCGTTTGCAAAGCCGGATGGGCGGTGCGGGCGGTCAGGGTGTCGGCATCGACCGTCAGCGCCTCGTCAGCCACGCTGCTCTTATGCTTGGCCGGGTCGCACACATTGACCACATAGGCGGTACCGGCCTTGTAGCGGGTAAAGATATTGGCGGCATCAGGCAGGGTAAAACCCTTGCCGGTCAGGTTGCTGCCAAATTGCAAGAAATCGCGGGCGGCGGCGCATACGGTCAGGGTATTGACCGCACCGGCCGGAGCCGTGCCGACAATGGCGGTAATCGCGCCGTCGGCGGTGTAGATCGGGCTGGTGCCGCCGTCGATACGTTTGGTTTCCGTACCGTGGTGGAAAGCTGCGGACATAATAATCTCCTAGGTTTTGGGTTTGATATCGGGGTTGAGCGGCTGGCCTTGCTGCCGCAGGTACAGGCTGCTGACTTTGGGTCGAATATCCGCCGGGCGGCGTTCGACCTGTTGGGTTTCGGTTTGGGCAATCAGCTGGTACTGCCATGCGCCGCCTTCTTCGGCCAAAAACTGCTCGCTGATCAGGTGGCACGGTTCGCAGTCGGGCGGGCGGTAGCCGGTGATGGCCAGCCGCAATGCGTCGAGCAAGTCCAAGGCTGCGCCGTCATGGTTCAGGCCGCGCCCGAACACGGTCAGTGCCAGTGTGACGTCACGCTGCTGGCCGATTAGGCCGAGGCCGTCCGGACGGGCAAACTTGCTGCCTTGATAACCGACCAGCACCGCGCCCAGCGGTGCCATAAAGCGGTAGCCCGCCGGGTCGTCGGGAAACAGCTCCACCGTGTAAGCGGGCAGCTCGGCGGCCAAGTAATCGCGCACGGCGGTCAGAATCGGGCGGGTGGCAGACATCAGTAGCCTCCCCAATCCTGCTTGGCATTGCCGCGCACACGGTAGGCACCGCGCTCGGCCTGCGGCCGCTCGGTATCGCTGGCCAATTCGTCGGCACGCACACCCAAATGCAGCTTGCCATCACGTACCTGCGCCAAAAGCTTGAGCGCGTTGTCGTAGGCTGCCTGCAAAGGTTTGGGGAAATCGGCAGTGTTGATGCGGCGGGTATGCAGCCAGTAGCGCGCGACGTCGCTGCACACCGGCCGCAGGATGCTGGGTACCGGCTCCAGCGGCAGGGTGTAACGACCCATCAGGTAGCCGTCGGCAATTTCGCAGGCATAAGCGATGGCTCTGTCCACCACCGCCCAGTCCGGCTCGGTGCTGCCGCCGATATCGTTGGTCAGTTGGATCAGCTCGGCCAGGCTGACGGCAGCCTTGATGTCTTCGCGCGTGATGTACATGGCTTATTCCTTTTTGCCTCTGCCGCGTGCTTTGGCCTGTTCTTCAGCCTGCTCGGCAGATTCTGCCGGCTGTTCGGTTTCAGCCTGTGCCGGCTGCCCTGTCTCGGCAGGCGCGGTTTCGGCTGCTGCCGGTTGTTCGGGCTGGGTCGGTTCGGCAGGCGGCTGTTCCGGCACCGGTGTTGTGCCGTCCGGCTGGTAGCCGGATGCGGCCAAGTCTGCGTCCGAGATGCTGCCTGCGGTCACATGTGCGGCCACCAGCTCGTACTGCTCGGGTGTCAGGTCTACGGCCTCACCAGACTCAACGCGGAATTCCTTGCCCTCAGCATCAGCCAAAATCAGCGGGGTGTTGGCGATATAGGTTTTAATCATGGTCAGGCTCCCAGTTTGATGCGGATGACTTCGTTGGCGCCGACGGCGGCATCCAAAGCGCGGCCGAGAGTTACGGCGGAGGCGGCCTGTTTTACCGCGCAGCCCTGCGCGTCCGAAGCCACGGCATCGCCCGCTGCCAATGCGCCACCTGATTCCACCCGCACGATGCCCAGTGCATCCACGGCCAAGCTGTCGCCCTGATCGGCGTCGTATACCGACACACCCAAGGCGGGCTGCCCGGCGGTGGCCTGTTTGCCTTCAAAATTCACGAAACGTTTCTGTACGATGGGGGCTGCCGCGATGATGGTTTCGGTCAGCACTACCTTTTTGGTTTTTGCCATTTGTCTTGCTCCTGTATTTGGCGGGCTACCTGAATTTTCAGGCAGCCTTTCGGTTGATTTAAGCCACCACGTCTTTCAGCAGGTAACCGCATTTGCCGCCGGTTACCACAGCCTTTTTGATGTCGGTGTAACGTACATATTCGACCTTGCCGCCCACGCCTTCGTAAGTGTCGATGAAGGGCAGGCCGCTGCGGCGGAAGGTGTAGCCGAAGCTGGGGTTGCCTTCGTCTGCCGGCTGTCCGGCGCTGTTGGCACCGCGGATCTGCAGGCTGACATGGTTGCCCCACACGTTGGCAAATTGGCCGTTGGCGGTCAGGCGGCTTTCACCGATGATGATGTCTTCCAGTTCGAACAGGTCTTTGAGGATGTCGAGCGTAATGCGCTTTTTATCGTTGGCACCCAGCTGCGCCTGCAGTTTCGGGTGGTAACGCAGGTGTTTCAGTACGCCGGCACCAATGACCATGATGTTCGGGCGCAGGCCGACGGCTTCGGCGATTTTGTCCTTGGCGGTATCCACGTCGGCGAGCGGGTCGCTGTTGGCCTGGTCGCTCCATTGACTGGTGCCGCTTAAGGTTCTGACGTGGCCGGAAGCGTAGCTGGAGGCGTTCTGCACCAATCCGGCCACAATGACTTCGTTTTTCAGCAGCACGCCGTCTTTCACGCGGCGGGCGGCCTTGGCCTTCTGACTGAAATAGGCTTCCTTCTCGGCGCGGTAGTCCACGCCGGCAGCCAAGTCGTGCTCTTCCAGCGTAACGGTTTCCCAGCCGTTGCCGTCCAACACGATTACATTGCTGTTGGCACCGATGGCGCGGCGGGTTTCGTATTCCTCAAACGCGGCTTTGCCGTGGGTGGGGAATTTGACGATTTCGGCTTCCACCTGTACCACCGGGAACACCGTTTCGGCGATAAAGCGGTTGGGGGCGTAGCCCTGAGCCACAGTGGTCAGAATGGGGGAAACGCCCTGCAGTTTTTTCAAATAGTTTTGACTCATGGTGTCAGTCCTTATTTCATGCAGCGGAATACTGCTTGTTCATAGGAAATGCCTTCTTTGGCCGCTAGTGCCTGGGCGCGTTGGTGTAATTCCAGCTCGGACGGGTCGGCATGCTCGGCAAAGTCCAGGCTGCCTGCCGCCTGAGCTTCGCCGCCTCTAGCCATCTGCCCGGTCGGCAGCTGCTGCGGCAGCACCTCCGCCAAAAACTCGCGCAGCGCAGTGCCCAGCGGCTTCGCCGCCTCACCCTCGCCGAAGTCGGCGGTGGTGTGTTCGGGGTGCTCGGCGAAATCCAGCACCTGCACTACCAAGGCTTTGTCGGCAGGTTTCAGGCGGCCTTCTTTCACCAGTCCTTCGGCAAAGTCGGCGTTTTGCTGGTGGTCGGCATCGCGCAAATCTTTCGCCTGCTCATCCTGCAGCTTCTTCAATTCGGCCTTGGCCTGGGCGGCATCGGCCTCCGCCTTCTCACGTGCGGCCTTTTCGGCAGCCAGTGCGGCGGCTTGGTCTTCTTGAGACATAGGGTTCTCCTGTGGGTTGGGTTGGGGGGTGGGATCGGCAAATGCCGGCAAAGGTTCAAGCGGCGGGTCGGTATGGCGGGCGGCCTCCTCGATATCGGTAATCTCCCAATCGGCCACCACGTTGTCGGCTTCTTCAAGACCAAACTTGGCAATCAGCCATTCACGCAGACGGCGGAAGATGCGCGCCTCGCGGCGGTGTGCCGCCTCGGAAAACTCCACATACACTTCGCCTTCGGCAAAGTTGATGGCGGTCAGGCCTTTGACGGCGGGTGGCTGAGCGCCCAAAAAACCGACATGGCGCAGTGACCAAACGCCGGGCTTCGGGTTGTTCGGACTGTCCGGCGGGTAAAAACTGGCCGATACCTTCTTGTAGCGTCCGGCCTTCACCAATCCGGCAAAGTCGTCATCCACCTGTGCGAAATCGGCAAACAGCACGCCGTTCTCGGTTTTCAGTCCACTGATCCAGCCGAAGGCCGGGTCGTCGGTTTTGGGATGGCCGACCACAATCGGTGCTTCGTGTAGCTTCGGGTCGTAGGCCGCCACAGCCTCGGCCAAATCGGCCGCGCTAATGTTGACCTGTCGGCCGTTGTTGTCGGTATGCGTACCGGCTCGAAAAATCTCAAACATAAAAAATCCCCGCATCGGTTGATACGGGGATTCTGCTCGCGGATTTGTCCGCGGTCTTTTAAAACGTTTTCAAAAATGCATTATGCCCAAAAATCCAAAACCGCCAAATTTGCGTTTTTAGCGCGTTTGACGGTCGGGATAGGCAAACATACCAACTTTCAAAAAGACATCGGTCAGGCGATTTCCTGACCGACTTAGTGCGCGATTTTGGCTTATTGTTCCGGAGTACCGAACAAGTCAGCCTGTTTCTCGGCGAGTATCTGCCCGCGCACTTGGCGAATAATGCCGTACAGCCGCTGTCTCGTTATTTGGTATTTTCGTGCCAGTTCATCGTGATTATAGCCGGTAAACTCATCGTAGATTTTGCGGTTACGGGCAGCAGCGCGGGCGGAAATGTTGCGCGGTATGTAGATATTCTCCCCGCTGAAGGTATCCAAGATGCAGTCAACCGCCTCTTCCGACAATTTTTCTGCCTCTTCCTCAGACAGTCCTTTATCCACCAACAGCCTGACCCACGCATCAAATATGGCGGAAGCCAGCTCGTTATATTTGTCTACCATTACTCCCTCCCTTTATGCACCACCCGCTGTTTCCATCGCTTCAGGTGTTCGATGACCCGTGAGGCATCGTCCACACTCAGCCAGCCCTGATAGTCCACGCCGGTCATGCGGGATACGAAACGGGCTAGGCTCAGTTCCGACGGGCTGCGTACCGCGCCCAAGCGGTGCAGCTCCAGCCACAGGGCGCGGATTTTTTTGATTTGCGCGTCCACCCCGGCCGCCGCTTCGCGCACCGGGATATCCGGCTTGCCACTCTTAGCCTGCGCCTTGGTGGTGACCACAAAGCCCATCGCCTTCATGCCGCGCAGTGCCAGTTCCAGCTCATCCAACGACAGCTTGGTACTGCTGGTCTTGCCGCCCGATACGTTGGCCAGCAGCCTGCGGTAGGCAGCATCGTCCAGCATCAGCTGGTTCTTGGCCACGTGCAATAGCTTAATCAGCCGGGCTTTCTTGTGGGCTTTGGGTTCACGCATTTGGACTCTCCTAATGTTCCACTGATGCCGCCGCACTGTGGCAGCGGCATGGGTTGAACATCACGCTTTAACCAAGTCTTTGAGCTTCTCGTTCGGTGTGAACTTCACTTTGCGTTTGGCCGGGATGTCGACCGGTTCGCCTGTTTGCGGATTGCGGCCGGTACGTGCGGCTGTCTCGACCACCTTGAACGTCCCGAAGCCGGGCAGGGTTATCCGGTCGCCTTTGGCCAAAGCCTCCGTGATACTGTGTTGCACGGCCAGCAGCGCGATTTCGGCATCGGCCCGGCTCAATTCGCCGTGTTCGGCAATGGCTTTGATTAACTCTGATTTAGTCATGGTTTAACTCCTGTTTAAATTGCGGCAGGCCGTGCCGCTCGGTATTACTTACTGGACGGTGCACGCCCGGAACTCCTTGCCGGTTACCGCCTTAAACTCCTGCCTAATCAGCTCCATCGCAATCAGGCCGAGATTTTGCGCGATGCTGCCGCTGTCTTCTCCCGGCTCGGGCAGCCGTTCGTCTGACGTTATTTTCAGCATGACCCCGCGCGGGGTGTCGGCAATCATGATGGTTACGGTGGCCATATCGTTACTCCTGCCAACCGCCCATCAATTCAACCAGCTCGCCGATTAAGGCGCTCAGGTTGGCGGACACGATGAGCTGCGAAGCAGCGGCCAAGTCGGCGGCATTGTCGCCGTGGTTTTCCGCCGCTTCCTGCAGCACGTCCAAATACTGGATACGTTTGAGCGTGAACTCGCTGGTTAGCACAAAGGCAACCCGATCGTCCCAAACCAAGCCCAGCTCGCTCACCACCTTGCCGCAGCGCACATGGCCGGCTACTTCCTCGGCTGTCAGGTCTTGCCGTTTGATGCGTATCTCCGGTGGCACATCACCCGCGCCTCGCAATGAGGCAATGTCGTCCAGCTCAAAGCGTCCGGTGGCATGGCCGCGCAGCAGCCATTCAGTCATCAGTGCCGATGGCGTTCGGCGGGTGTGCGCCAGCTGGGCTTTTAAACCGCCCAAGGCTTCGCGCAGTTTAGCGAGCAGGTTTTCCGCTTTGGAGGCGGCGGCGCTGTCCACCAGCAACATGCCGTCGGCAAAGAGTGCACGGGTATGGGTGGCGCGGACAAAGGCACGCGGCAGTAACTCATCGGTTACCTGCTCCTTCAATTCCTGCCGTTCTTTGCGACCGACCGAACGACCTTCCTGCTGCTCAATACGTGCCACCCGTTCGCCTACCGCCCGCTGGATGACACTACCCGGCAATACCTTCTCTTCCCGCCTTAACGCAATCCCCATCGTTTGTTCAACCTTAAAGACCAATTCGGGGGTGAAGCTCTGCGGTGCGGCAAAACCCTCGGTAAACCAATCTAACCCACCGCACGGGGCAAAGGGTGCGTCGGCCAATTTGTCGGCCAGCAGGGCGGCATTCGGGGTTTCAGGTAGCCTGAACACGGTACATTGACTAAACCACATAATTACACCTTCGCAATATCCAAATTCATTAGCTTGTAATCGCCTTCGTCATCGCGGCGGTACACCCTCACATAGGCCTTGCTGGTCAGGATTTGCAGGCTATCGGCCACCGCATCCATCGCCTGCTGCCATTTCGGGTGGCTGATTTTCAGGCGGCGCAGCCCCAGCACTTTGCCGGTGCTGATGTTGCCTTCCTTGTCGGTTGCAAACGCGGCCTGCACAATCGTCCACACGTCGGCATCGGTCACCCCGGCCAGCATGTCGTGCAGCGCCTCGTCAATCAGTGCCTTGGCCGCCTGCAAGCCTTCGTCGAAGCTCAGGGTATCCTGTACGGCATATTGCACGCGGTAGCAGCCGTCGAAGCTGTGCAGGGTCAGGTTGCCTTTTTTCTTGCCGCCCAGCTCCACACCGAAGCGTTCGGCGGACAGCTGTACAAAGGCGTTGATGTCGTCCATCGCCCCGCGTTTGTAATCGGCCAACTGCTCGGCCACCGCCTGCGCCTTACCGACAATCTCCATCACCAACTCGTCGCGTAAGAGGTCGATTTCGCGGATATTGTCAATCGGTACCAGATTGCCGCGTGCGTCCTTCTTGTATTGGCTCATATCAATTTGGCTCATCTTCATTCCTTCCATCGTCTAAAAATTGGTTTCGTTCAATCATCTTGTCGGCCAGCATGCCTAACATTTCGGCCAAACGCTTTTTGTTTCTGGCTATTTCCTCTTCCGTCCACACCTTTTTCGGGGCTTCCAGCTGCGGCGGTGGCGGCACGGGCGGGATACAGGCAATCAGCATTTTCGGGGTCGGCCAGCGGTCTACGGTTGCCCATAACGCGCCGAAGGCCTGTCGGATGCGCGGTACGTCGCGCTCGTCGTCCCAGGCGATCGGCAGCGAATCGAAAGCGGCAATCCATGCCAGATACGTCCCGTCGGCCGCATCGAGCGGCGGATGCCCAGGCAACCGCATGGCGAACATGTGCTGGATGCCGGACACCAAGGCATTGTTTACTTCTTTGGTCATCATTTCGGGTCATCATCGCTTAAACTTCTCACCGGCTGCGGCCGCTTGTAGGGTGCTGCTGGTCGCGGTCTGTGGTTGCGGGTTAAGGCTGCCTGAAAGGGCGGTATCCGCTGCCGGAGCCAAGGCCGTGCCGGCGGTTTTGTCCGGCGTCCATGAGGTCAGAATTTCAAAGAGGTAGCCGTGGCTGGTCAGGGGCGGGGTCAGCTTGCCGCTGTCGCGGGCTTCAATAACGCGGTTAAACGCCCAAATCCATGCCTCGCGAGGCGCGGGGTAACTCTGCCGCTTGCGGGTAATCTCGCCCGCCTGAATCAGCGGTACCAGCTCGCCCAGCAGTTTGGCCGCCCGCGCCCAGCTCAGGTCGCGCTCGCCCGGGCGGAACAGGCCGAGATAGCGCAGCGCGGCTTTGGCCAGCTCGTCGGAGATACCGGCCAGCGCCACCATCAAATTGCGCGCCTCATCGTGGGTAATCAGCACCTCAAGGCTGGCGCTGGCGCCGCAGCAGGGGCAACGGGTTTTCATACTTTTCCTCCTTTAAAAATGCGAACCAATGAGTGCGACCATGCCGTCCGGTTGGATGTCCAAATACCGCAGCAAGGGTCTAGGACTGTTGGCATTTCAGGTAGCCTTTATTCTTTTGAATCCCACCACCCACACCCACGGGTTGGTTTCCCAAGATTCGACACCGTTGATGTAGTTCCAGTATTTGGCAAAGCTGCCGATGGGGTCGGCTGCCGCCGGGTTGCTATCCGTACCCTCCGCCAAAGCATCCTCCTGACTGATGGCTTGTACGCGCTCTACTTTGATGCTGGTAATCTCCAGCAGGATGCGGCTGTGTTTGCGTGGCAAGTGGATAGATGGTTTCCATCGGATATTTTCGGGAGCGGTGCCGTCAGCCCAGTAGAGCAGGCTGCCTGTTTCCGGGTGTACCGCCCAAGCCTCGCGTACCCATAAGCGGTCGCCGACTTGGCCGTAAGGGCATGGGATAACGGCCGGATTTTCAACTGCCGGCGGACGTACTCCAAGGCCACGAGCCATTTCATCGGTCAGTATGGCTGCCTGTGGTTTAACGATGCGCCGGGTCTGCGTTTTCCTCCCCGCTAAAATCGCCCGTACCATCGCAGCACTAAATAAAATCGGACGTTCTTTCATCACGGCCTCCCATACTTTTTCCGCTGCTCCAGCCACAGCAGCTTAAATTCTTTGTCGCTTAAATTTCGCCCATTGGTTTTAACCATCTTCATTCCCCTGTTGGTTCATACACAATCCCGCGCATTCGCTCTTGATCGCTCATGCGTTCGTACACTGCTGCCACTTCGGCGGCCTCGCTCTCGGCCTGCCGCTCTTTGGCTGCCAGCCGTGCCGCTGCCGTATCCGGCTGTCCTACCAGCTGCCGATGGGCGGCCGGCTGCGGGGTACAGCTGCCGGCCATGGCGGCATAGGCCACTGCCACGATGGCGGCAATCAACCAGTTCCGAGCTTCGCGGCGGGCAACGTTTTTTAATTCCGACCACATGGTTTATCCTTTCCAACTGATGCGGATATAACGCACCGCTTCGCCGATACCGATGCCGATGATGACCAGCGCTAGCGCCAAGGTCAGCGCGTTGCCGAGCACCTGCCAGCAGCTTGCCTGTACAAACCAGTTCCAAAATGCACTCATCTCACACCCCCCTTACCATGTCGCCGTCTACCGGCATCTGCAGCTCGGCCGCCTGATTCATGGCCGCCGATACCAAGTTGTTCACCGCCAGCGGGTAGAGCAGGCTGTGCTCTTCCACCCCGCGCCCGCTGCGGCCGCGCACCGTCAGCCGTTCGGCCACCGCGTCAATCGCGCTCTCGTCCATAATTTTGGTGATGTCGCCGCCGGCGCGTTCGATTTTGTGTTTCAGGTAGCCTGCCAGCCGTCCGTCGGTCAGCGGCAAGAGCGTCACCACCTCGCAGCGCTGCACCACTTCGCGTACCGCCGGGTTGTTTTCGCTGAGCTTCTGCGCCAGTTCGGTCTGACCGATCAGTACGATGCCGAGCAGGCGGTCAAAACCGTTTTTCAATTCAAAAAAGCGTTTCAGGTGCTTCAGGGTGGGAATCGGCAGGCCGTGTGCCTCTTCGATGATCAGCACATGTTTGTTGCCCGCCTTCGCGCTCTCCTGCAGGGCGCGGTGGATTTGGCGGAAACGTGCTTCCGAATCGCGGTAGGGTCGGGTGCCGGGTGATACGGCTTCCAAGATGGCGGCGGCAATATGCGCGGCTTTCAGGGTTTTGCCCTTCACATCGTTGTCTTCCATCGCCAGCACATACGGTTCGATGGTGATAACCTGCCTGCCATCACGGTTGATGCGGTCTTGCAGGTCTTCGCGCAGGGTGGACTTGCCCGCGCCGCTTTCGCCGACCACCGCCACAAAGCCGCCGTGGCAGGCCGTCTGAAACATCGCCTCGCGCACATAGCGCACATCAGGGGTCATATACACATCCTCTGCCGACCTGATTTCATCGTTGAACGGGTCGCGTACCAGGCCGAAATAACGGCGGGTGGCTTGGGTCAAAGTGGCTTTTCGTAGTAACATATCGTCGTCCTCGCTTTCATTAGGGTGGGCAGGTGCGGTTTCCGGCTCGTTTTCCAGACATTGCGGAATGACCGCACCATTCGTTTCAAAATACTGCTTCAAACTCTCGCGCAGCCCGGCTGCGCCTTTTTTCGGCCATTCGCCGTGGTTGATTACCGCCACCAACCTGGGCTTGCTGCAGCCGATTTCGGCGGCGGCCACGGCGTACGATTTGCCGATTTTTCTAAATGCTTCCTTCATCTCATGCCCCTTTCACAATCCGCAGGCTGCCTGCGGTTTTCAGGCGGCCGAATACTTCTTCGATCTGGCTGGCGGCCACCCCGTCCGGATACAGCCGTTGCAGGGTTTTCACCGCCTCGCCCCAGTTGCCGCCGGCCGCTTCGATGCGCGGTTTGAGCAGCTTGGCCAACTCGACCTTGCTCAACACCTGCTCACGGACTTCCATCGTGTTGTAGGCCATCTGTTGCCCTTGCTTGGGCATATACAGGGTGTTGGCGGCGGCCAGCGTGTCTTCCTGATGTTTGAACGGGTCGATTTCACCACCGAAGGGCACCGCCTTGCCTTTGCGTTTGGCCGCTGCCGCTTCCAGCGTGTCGGCCTGCATCGCCAGCTTGTCCAGTTCCTTGGCGTGGCTTTGGGCGATGGTGTCGGCCTGCCCTTTGTATTCCGCACCGATGACGGCGGCATCAGCTCTGAAGCCCATCTCGTCAAACACCACCTCCGGCACCGCCTGCCAGATTTCGTTGCCCTCGCTGTCGTAAGTGGCGATGCGTGCGCCGGTCGGCTCCCACGGGTTCTTGGCCACCAGCAGTTTCTGCCCCACCAGCACACCCTTGATGTCTTTCACGCTGTACACCCGGCCGCCGAAGCGGATTTCCAAGTCAGGTGATACTTTGGCTTCTTTCGGTGCGGAAACCGCTAGCTCGCGGCAGTAGTCGGCAGGCGGCGGCAGAATCAGCTGCTCGGCCTTGATTTTGTTCCACGCCTGATAGCGGGTCAGGCCGTGCCGGCTGTGAATCTGCGTGCCGTTGTAGTAACGCATCCAGCGTTCGGCCAGGCGGTTCAGCTGCCCGATGTCGTGCACCTCGGTAAAGCGCAGGCTGCTTTCAAACGCCGTTTCCACAATGTCGTTGCCTTTTTCCACCTGTCCTTTGGCGCGCGGGTTGCCCGGCTTGTTGATCTGCACATGCA